TAACGAAGTCACGACAGAAGAAATAGCGTCAATTGAAAACACAATTGAAGAGGCAGGACTATCTACTGAAGGCTCTGCTGCTACTCAAACAAATCAACAAACTGTATCCGGCCTCGCGAATGTAGCTAACTCAGCCATTGGATTGTTTGGCATGGGCGCTGCGGCAGTAGCTGCTGTGATATATGCTGCTAATAAAAGCGGAGCATCTTCTACTCAGATCGCGGAAGCCACAGGCTTAACTGTAGATCAGGTTAACAAAGCCGCTCAAGACGCAGGAACAACTGTTAACAATCAAGGCAATACTTTAACTGTTACAGGTGAAGCCGCTACAGCGGAGCAACAAGCAGCGGCAGATGCTGCTTCGGCAAATCAAGCTACTGTGACACAGGGTGGCGCAACAGTAGACGTAGGTGCAGATACTCAAAATACTTTGGTGGGTGATTCTGTTACTAAATCTTCTATTGCAGCAGACGCCAAAGCAGCAGCAGATGCCAAAGCAGCCGCTGATGCAAAAGCATCTTTTGATGCCGCAGCCACCGCAGAAGCAGAAGCCGCCGCAGCTAAAACAGCAGCAGACGCTAAAATTGCTGCTGATGCGCAAGCAGCCGCAGATGCACAGGCTGCTTCTGAACAAGCCGCAGCTGAAGCCAAAGCCGCAGCCGATGCTAAAGCCGCAGCCGACGCCAAAGCTGCCGCAGATGCTCAAGCTGCCGCCGAAGCTCAAGCTGCTGCTGACGCGCAAGCCGCAGCAGACGCTAAGGCCGCTGCTGATGCTCAAGCTGCAAGAGATGCCAAACTTGCCGCAGACATGAAAGCCGCTGCCGATGCCAAGGCAGCCTCTGACGCAGCAGCTAAAACCGCTGCCGATGCTAAAGCCGCCTCTGACGCAGCAGCAAAAGCAGCCGCCGACGCCAAAGCAGCAGCCGAGGCAGCCGCAGCTAATGAAGCAAAAGTAAAAGCAGAAGCAGCAGCAGCGATTAAAGCCGCTCAAGACGCAGCGGCAGCATCTCTAGCAGCTTTAGATGCAACAGCTAAAGCAGAAGCAGATGCCAAAGCGGAAGCCGCAGCGGAAGCCGCAGCAGCAGCAGAAGCCGCAGCAGCTCAAGCAGCAGCCGATTCTAAGGCTGCCGCAGACGCTAAGGCCGCAGCAGATGCAAAAGCCAGTGCTGACGCAAAAGCCAGTGCTGACGCAAAAGCCGCAGCAGATGCAAAAGCAGCAGCCGATGCTAAGGCCGCGGCAGATGCAAAGGCTAGCGCTGATGCGAAAGCCCAAGCTGATGCTAAAGCCGCTGCCGATGCCAAGGCTCAAGCAGACGCAAAAGCTCAAGCTGACGCCAAAGCAGCCGCAGATGCAAAGGCAAGTGCAGATGCAAAGGCCGCTGCGGATGCCAAAGCTAGTGCAGACGCAAAAGCTCAGGCAGATGCGAAAGCTAGTGCAGACGCCAAAGCTGCGGCGGATGCCAAAGCTGCTGCTGATGCAAAGGCAACAGCGGATGCTAAGGCACAAGCCGATGCTAAAGCACAAGCAGATGCAAAAGCTCAGGCGGATGCCAAAGCACAGGCTGACGCTAAGGCTCAAGCAGACGCTAAGGCTCAAGCAGACGCTAAGGCTCAGGCCGACGCTAAGGCACAGGCTGATGCTAAGGCTCAAGCGGATGCGAAAGCTCAGGCAGATGCGAAAGCTCAAGCAGATGCTAAGGCTCAGGCGGATGCAAAAGCCGACACCAAGACAGACACTAAGACAGACACTAAGACTGATACTAAGACCGACACTAAGACAGATACTAAGACTGATACTAAGACTGACACCAAGACCGACACTAAGACTAAGACTGATACTAAGACTGATACAAAAGTTGACACAAAAACCAATACTAAAGTAAACGTCAATCCAAACACTAATATTACTACCAAAATCAATACTGATACCCAACAGCCCGAAGATGAAGAGAAAAAGAAACAAGGCATGATGCAGCTAATAGCAAGCACTCCTCTTACAGATTCAATTTTGTTTGAGCCAAAGTTTACAAAACTAGACAACATTCCTATCGGGATGTTTGAACGATTTATGCGAGCCACAGGAGGCAGGTAGATGACATACTTAGAAGCAATTAACAACGTCCTCCGCAGGTTAAGAGAAGATGAAGTCACTACCACAAGCGAGACTTCTTACTCCGCTTTGATAGGGGACTTAGTAAATGACGCGAAGAAGCTAGTAGAAGACTCATGGAATTGGTCTGCATTGCGCAGCACTATTGAAGTCCCCACAGTAGTTGGTCAGGCAGAGTATTCTCTTACAGGCTCAGGTCAGAGTGCGGTTATCAAACAAGCCCTTAGCAGTAGCGGTCACGGATTCTTGACGCTGAACACTGTGCCGTATTTTGACAACGTGTACTTCAATCAGACTCCTGCTAGTGCAGTGCCTACTGATTACATTGTCAGCGGCATAGATGACAACGATGATCTTAAGGTGAAGGTCTATCCACAGCCTGACGCTGTGTACACGCTCAGGTTTGACATTGCATCACCACAGGCATTGCTCGCGGCAGATGCTACTAAGATCAAAGTCCCGTATCATCCTGTCGTACAGATGGCCTACGCTATGGCTCTTCGCGAAAGAGGTGAGACAGGTGGTCAGTCAGCAGCAGAGCAGTTTGCCGTAGCTTCATCAGCGTTGTCAGATGCAATCGCAGTAGACGCTAACAGATACCCCTCAGAAACAACTTACATGGTGGTGTAGATGGCTCAACAACTACAGAGCATTACAATCACAGCTCCGGGATTTGCAGGGATAAACACCCAAGACGCACCTCTCGCGCAAGAACCTAGCTTTTCTGCTGTTGCGGACAACTGTGTAATTGATAAAGAGGGACGGATTGCCGCGAGGAAGGGTTATGAAATCCTGAATGGTAACGACCTTTTAGGATCGTCTGACGGTGTTGAATCTATGGGTGAGTTTGTTGCTGCCGATGGGGATATTACGTTCTTCTCCGCAGGTAACAACAAGATATTCTCAGGCACTACAACGATGGTAGATGAGACTCCTGCGGCCTACACCATTACAGAAAACAATTGGAAGATGGTTAACTTCAATGATCATATGTACTTCTTCCAACGCGGCTATGAGCCTTTGGTATACGCAGACCACACAGGAACTGTCTTGCCAATGTCTACGCATACACACGCAACAGGCACTCCTCCCGAGGGACATGTTGCTATCGCTGCGTTTGGTCGCATGTGGGTTGCAGACTTTGTTGATGACAAATCTACGATCTATTGGTCTGACCTGTTAGATGGCACAGCGTGGTCAGGAGGCTCAACAGGCTCTATAGACATTACTAACGTGTGGCCTACAGGGTATGACGTTATTACTGCTCTAGCGGCACACAACGGCTTCCTGATTATCTTTGGCAGAAACTCTATCCTTGTCTATGAAGGAGCTTCTAGTCCTGCGAACATGACCCTCGCGGACACCATCTCCAACGTGGGCTGTGTGGGTAGAGACGCAGTAGTCTCAACAGGTAAAGACCTAATCTTCCTCGATGACTCAGGTGTTCGTAGCCTTTCAAGAACTATTCAAGAGAAGTCTGCTCCGATTGGAGACATCTCTAAGAACGTGAACAACGACATTAAGTCTCTCTTCGCGGCAGAAACAGGTAACATTAGCATGCATTACTCGCCTCGTGAGGCGTTTGTGTTACTAAACTTCCCGCAGTTAGCCGTAGTATATTGCTTTGATACTCGCTTCCCTCTACAGGATGGAAGTTTTAGAGCAACCACATGGTCGCACATCAACCCATTAATCTTTGCTAATACCTCTACCGAGTCTTTATATATTGGCAACAGTGAGGGTATCGCTCAATACATAGGATTTAAAGATGGAACAACAAGTTATCTTCTTAGCTACTTTAGTCATCCTCTTAGCTTTGGCGATACATCTAACTTGAAGTTCTTAAAAAAGATAAATCTCACTACTTTTGACGGGGCTGAGGCTACAGTGGTACTTAACTGGGCATACGATTACTCCGGTGCGTACAAGAAGCAAGCGTATACCTTACCCAAGTCGAATGTGGGACAATACAATATCTCAGAATTTAACACCGAGGCAGAGTACTCTTCCTCTATTGCACTAATAACGCGAAAGAAAATCAATACGTCAGGACAGGGTACAGTAGTAGCCGTTGGCGTAGAGACCACAGTTGATGGCAAGACAATTGCCTTGCAAGAAATTAATATTCAAGCCCTAATGGGAAGGATTGTGTAATGTCTAACTACACGAAGATAACGAACTTCGCAGCTAAGGATGCTTTGGTTAGTGGTAACCCCGCTAAAGTAATCAAAGGCACTGAGGTAGGGGCTGAGTACGATGCAATTGCTGTAGCAGTAAATAGCAAATCAAACTCTGAGTCTCCTACATTTACAGGAACGGTAACCGCAGCTAACTTAACCGTTAGTGGTACGTCTACGTTCGGTACTATTGATGGAGGTACTTACTAATGGAATGGCTTACTAATTTAATTGGCAGTCCAACAGGCAACCTTATCGCGGGATTAGGTGGTTTTGCTGCGCAGAACGAAGCAATCAAAGATATACAAGGTTTAAGCAAAGACGCGAACACAGCTATTTACGGACAGAACTACACAGTCCCACAAGGCGGTTTGGTTGGCGAGATAGAACGTCAGTCTACCTTTAAGCCTTTTGGTGTCACGACAGCTACAGGGTCGCAAGCAGGATTTGGTTCTACCGGAAACCTAAACACTATGCTCAGCCCTACCGAACAAGCGTTACAAGAGCGAATGCTAGGTTTTGGTAGCAGTGCATTTGGCATGTTGGGCGATCCAAATCAAAGAGCAGCAGAGCAAGCTAATGTAATCGGCATGCTAACGCAAGACCCTACACAAAGGGCTACGCGAGAGCAGGAGATTATGAGCAACCTCACAGCCCTGCAAGCACCTGAGCAGGAGCGTCAGCGTCTAGCCCTCGAGGAGCGTCTATTTGGGCAGGGAAGGACAGGCGTGCGCACAGGTATGTTTGGTGGTACGCCTGAGCAACTCGCTCTTGAGAAGGCTATACAAGAGCAGCAAGCGGGTTCTGCATTAACCGCTATGGAACAGGCTCGAGCAGAGCAAGCGTTAACCTCACAGCAAACGCTTGCAGGATTGGGCGAAACAAGGAATCGACTTGATCTTCTTGGTCAGCTAGGGCTACAGTCTATCCCTGCCGCTTATCAAGGACAAAACCAACTCCTTGCGAATCTTAACCCTGCATTAGATGCTTACAGAACTAGCCAAGCCCTTCGCGCTACAGGCTTAACTACAGGTGCAGGACTAGCAGAGTCAGGACTAGAAGCGCAGCTAGGCTTTGAAGGTCTTGCAGCATCACTACGTCAGATGCAGTTCCAAGGCCTGTTTGATTTGTTGAAGGGCGAGCAAGCTGCCGCAGCAGCTCCTGCCGCAGGAGGCACAACAAAACTTACAGGCAATGACGCAATAGACGCTGCAATCGCAATGTATGGTGGAATACCTCGCAACTCAGGCGCTACTTTAACAGGCAATGACGCAGTTGATGCCGCAATATCAATGTACGGTGGAATACCTAGAGGTTAAATTATGTCGGCTATTAACATTCAATCACTTTTCGCGGATATCATTGATACCCCTGAGCAGCGTCAGCAAAAGATGTTGCAACAGGGAATGCTTCAAGGTCAGCAGCTAACCCAAAATCTCACCGGATTAGCTCGTGCCGCAGCCCCTCTTGCTCAGATGGCAGGTCAGCTAGGCGTACAGCGTAACGAAGACTTACGCCGTGCAGTACAGCCTATGCTTGGGCTAGATCCAAGGACTACTGGTGAGAAACTGCAAGAAGCGTTAAGCAAAGTAGACACCTCTACTCCTGCGGGCATGTTGCAAGCAGCAAACATGGTGCAGTCTATAGACCCTCTTCGCGCCGCTACTCTGCGTCAAGAAGCCGCGAGATTAAGAACTGAAGCAGAAGACAGAGACCTTACTCGAAGAACGCAAGAAGCAAGTCTGCGCGCTTCTGGTCTGCAAGAAGCAAGTGCTGCCTTGCAAATCTCTGAAAGAGGTCAGGCTGTTATTGATGCGCAGAATTACCGAGAAAACTTGCCTACATTAGCAGACGCGGTTAGAAAGCTCGGCACGGAGTACGAAGCCATAGCCACTGGTATTGAGAGTGGAGTGCTTGATCCACAAGACGGCATGCGTAACGTGGCCTCCATTCAATCCGCAAAGTTTAGAGCAACGCCAAAATCAGAATTTAAACCAATCCCCGCAAACCAACGCGATGGTTACTTAGAGTTAGCTAGAGAGCGACCAGTATTAAAGAAAATGCTTGAAACAAAAGGTTGGTGGGGTGGTGGTGATCCAGAAGTAAGCGAAGCAAGGCTCTTAGAACTTGCGGGAAAATTTAGCTCAATGCCTAGCAACATAAACAAAACTCCAAGCGAAATCTTGGAGTTGGTCGAAGCATCTATTACTACCGGTACTGGTGCAGACTTATTAGAAGTAGATATTGAAGAGATGGCGCAAGATATAGCAGGAGAGTCTTCATTAAACGACAATCCTGAAGCCGCAGAAGCAGCGGCTCAAGCGGCTGCTGCTCAATTAGCAGGGACTGCACCTGCTTCTCCTCAGTTCCCTGACACGATTAGTAAAGAGGATGCCGCTAAGTTAGATGAAGTTCCTGTAGGTTACACGCAAATGAGCAGCGGCTTGCTAAAGCTAACCAGTTTAGACGCAGCTCAACAAAACGTAACAGATCAAAACAATTCAGCGATTCAAAAGCTAGTGGCCGAAGAATACGCAAGGATCAAACCTAAAGGCTCAGCGTTTAATTCGGCAGCAATGTCACAAGCTAGACAGAATGTAATGGCTCGTCAACAATAGTGGTGAACTAATGGCAGATTTATCTACACTCAGCAAAGCTGACCTTGAGCTTATCGCTGCTAAAAAATTTGATGAGATATCTCCCGAAGCGCAAGCAGTATTAAATATTAGCTTCCCATCAAAAGAGCCGTCTGCATTTGACAAGTTTGCTTATGCTTATGAATCTGCTGACACAGACCTTGGCAATGCTTTAACGTATCTTGCAAGCGAATTCCCAATGGGGAAGATAGGCATTAACCTTCGCGAAGGTCTGACTTATACGCCGCCAGAAGAAATTTATGGCAAGCAATACATGAACTCTTCGCCCGATGTTAGGCGACGGGTAATGGAGCGCACAAAAGAAATTCAGCTCCAACAAAAATATCCTGAAGCATCTCAGCAAGAAGGTATGGGAGGTGCGGCAGGTATTGCGGGTACGATTATTGGCTCTTTAATGAGTCCTACTACTTTGATCCCTATATCTAAGGCTTATCAAGGATACAAGGGTTTGGCTGTTGTAGGCGCTGCATTTGGCGCAGAGTACAGCGCGTTAGAACAGCTTGCTAAAACCGGAGAAGTAAATCCACAGGAGCTTGCATCTGCTGCTGCGCTTGGAGCAATTGCCACTCCTGCGACATCAGCTTTAATTAAAACGCTTACCCCTGCTACGCGAAAGGCATTGATTAAACGCAATTCGCCAGAAGCAAAAACAAAAGCAGACAAACAGTTTGATGACATTGAAGAAATTGTGTTTGAACAAAGAGCCGCAGGGGTAGAAAACCTAGATGAAATAAATACAACCGTTCAAAATAGATTAGGCATTGATCAATCACAGCTTGATGAGATATTAATCTTGTCTGACAGAAAGCTACAAGTTCCGTCAGTTGAGAATGCCAATATGGTTATTGAGGCGCGAGCAGCAAATATTGCGCCATCAGCAGCAGCGGGAATGTCTAAAACAGCAGAGAATTTTTTAGGAGTTATATCTACAGGCGTTAAAAACATTAGCCCTAAAGCGCATTCATTGCTTGTTAAAACTGATTACAATATTGCAACCGAATCTTCTAAATATTTAGAGCAAGTTAAACCCCTGACTCAAGTGCTAGACAAAATGAGCAAGACTGACGCTCGCTCTGTGGCAAGAGATTTAGCCAACGGTGAGTTTGATAACGCTGTGTCTAAGATGAGCAGGTACGATACCAATAGCTCAGATTACATGAAAGCTGCCAGAGAAACGCTAGAGGATATTCACAAAAGATTAACCAAAGAAGCAGGGTATGAAGACCTTGGTTATGTGGAAAATTATTTTCCACGCCAATTGAAAGATTACAAAGAGTTTCTTAAATCCATTAACGCTACAGACAAGAGTCAAATTGATCGAGCCTTCGCGGCAAAAGCAAAATCACTAGGGCTGAAATCAGCAGACGACCTTGGTTCTGGTGATAGAGTTGATATTATTAATCAAGTCATGCGCGGAAGAAAGCCAATTGTGGTGGACGCAAAGCCCGGATTTACTGGGAAAAGAGCTGTAGGCAAAATTGACGACAGGCTAATAGAACAATACCAAGACCCTAAGACAGCATTAAATTCTTACATCATGAAATCGGTTAACGATCTGCACAAAAGAAAGTTTTTTGGCAGAGGCTCTACTGTAAAAGATACAGGCGTTCAAGAAATCAACCTTGCAAATTCTATTGGCGGATACTTGGATGACGCTGTTGCTAAAGGTGAGATGGCTGCTGATGACATGGGCAGAATGGCAGAGCTTCTTGAGGCAAGGTTTGGTTTAGGCGAAGCCAGTGCAAACAAAATCAATCAAGCGTTTAGAAATATAGGCTACCTCACCACCCTTGGTAATCCGTTTTCTGCTTTAACACAGATTGGCGACATTGGAATGTCTGCTTATATAAATGGGTTTAAACATACAATTGCATCTATGCTAGGACGAAAAAACGTAGACCTTTCTGACCTTGGCTTGGACAAGGTGATTGGTCAGGAGCTTGCGACTGTAGGCAAGACCGCAAAATTGCTAGACAAAACTCTGGGAGCAGTGGGATTTAAGGCCATTGATAAGCTAGGCAAAAACACTCTAATCAATTCATCTTTTAGAAAATTTAAAGGCATGTCTAACAGCGCAGACGGAGTAGAGTCATTGCGCAAAAAGTACGGAGTCATGCTTGGTGATGAATTCAAAAACACAATGAGCGATCTTCGAGCAGGAAACATTACTGAAAATGTAAAGCTAATGTTATTTAACGAGTTGTCAGGCGTACAGCCGATTAGTCTTTCGGAAATGCCGTTAAACTATTTACGCAACCCCAACGGTAGAATCTTTTACTCGCTTAAAACATTTGCTATTAAACAGCTAGACGTAATGCGCAGAGATATTGTGCAAGAAATTAAGTCTGGCAACAAAGCCGAGGGAGTTAAAAACTTAGTCGCTTACATGACAATTATCCCGATGATGGGAGCAACTGTTGAAGAGGCTAAAGACATGCTACGAGGACAAGGCGGCTCGGTAGATGATATACCGGACAACTACATTGACAACTTGTTTAAAGTCTTCGGTGGTAGCCAATACGTCATGGACAAGTATGTTGGCAAAGGCCAGATAGGCACTGCGGTGGGAGAGATTATCGCTCCCCCTACGGATTGGATTAACGCGATCGGAGAAGATGTTATGGGCGCTGCTTCTGGCGAGTTTGTAGGTAGCGACTCTAAAATGATGCGAGAACTACCTATAATCGGCAAAGTCTGGTACAACTTCTTTGGTGGAGGATTAGAAAAAGCAATGGAGTTCGAGCAAAAGCAGCGCCTTAACTAAAACTTCGGAACACGCCTCTCGCTTAGATGAGCGAGGGGTTCTTCCGTCACCTCGTTCTCAATCAAGAAGTCGCAGAAGTGTTTGATCTTTCGTAGATCCTCAATGCCGCCCTTGTCTCTCCATCGAGAGATGTACTTGATAATCGCCCCCTCACAGAACTGCATCTCATTCGCGAGGATGTATTCAATAGGTTGGATCTTTAACTTCTTGTAGTGGTCACCTGCTACTTGGTGGTCTGTTGCGCTCAATGTAGTAACTCCTCGGTTTCATGTTTGTTCTCGATGAACTGTATGAAATGTTTTTTAGTAAACTCGTTCTTGTTTACGAACTCGGTTAGGTCTTCAAGCATCAAAGCTATTGTGCCTATGACATCACGATCATGACCCTCAAGGGTTTGTATCATGTCGTTCAGCCAATCGTATGCCTCGTCAGAGGACACCATCTCAATGTAAATTTCGTCATCCATTTGAAAGCCTCAATTCTGTAGTTTTACGCCATAAACTTTCAGGAGTTTGCAGTTGATCCTGCTTTACACATACACTCCCTGTTTTATATTTAATTTTTGGATTGATAAATTCACAGCATTTAGCAGCAAAGTCTTTTCTATTTATCCATCCTGCAATTCCCATCGTATTCTGGTCTATCTCAACGCATAGCACAGCAATCGGGGCTTTAAATGACTCAACGCTTTTAAACAATAATACACCTGACACATGCTTCGTGGTTTTAACATCTAACGCCACCTCACCAATAAACATATCTGTCCCTGCATCAACGCCAAACTCAAAGACATTAAACTCTGTCTGATATGCTTTAGATACAGCTAACTCACCCTTAATTCCCACCAAGTCTAGCTCTTGATCTGTCCTTGTCGGGTCTTTTCTCTGATTTGTCACACCAGAAGCGCGAGCAAGCATTGATCGAAAGTTTGCGGCTTGTTGGCAATTAAATAGTTCTTTATTACTGAGCTTAACCCTTAACATAGGTTAGGCCTCCAATCCGTAATATAATAATTTGACTTCCCTAGATTGCAATCTTCGCACAAAATTTGCAGGTTATCTTCTTTTAACTCTAAATGAGGGTGAGTGCTTCTTGGTTTTATATGGTCAACATGAACAACAATCCCATGTTCTTTAGGGCTGCATCCGCACATCATGCATTTGCACTCGTACTTCTCAAGGATTGCAACGCGCAGTTCTCGCCACGCTCTTGATTTATAAAATAACTGGCTTGGCTGAGAAGATGATTTCAGCTTCCACTTAGCGATTTGATCTTGAGTAAGTTGCGGCTTTTTAGGTTGATGAATTTTATTGTATTTTTTTCTGTGCTTTTTTGGGACATACCCTTGAAGGCTTTGATTCCTAGTATTGATTAAAAGATTCACTACGCTTTGATCAAGTTCTAGTCCTACTAATTTGGATGGCTTGCCCTTGTCGCTTCCGGTTAAGTCTTTAATAATCTGTTTAGACAAAACAATTTGCGCTTTACACAACCCTCCCCGGCAAGATCTCATTTTCTTGAGATGCTCTTTAGTAAATATGACCTTCTCTAACATATTCTCCTCTCATGCTTGCGGATAAGCTCGGTAAACTCCGCGAGAAGCTGCTCGTAATCTGCCTTGTATCTCTTAACAGGGGACGACTTTTTGGCAATCATGTCCTTGACAAATGCTCTCCCGTACATGTCTTCCATCCACATCGTATACTCTTGCGCAGCAGAACCATGCCTCATGCCCCACATGTTACACCCCGCACACTGAGGGTGAATGTTTTCGATCTCTAATGCCCAGTAGGATGAGTTGCCCTTGGGGATAAAGTGTCCACCCTGCATGTCCTTGTAGTGCTTGGTAACGCCGCAGGACACACAGCTACAGTACCCATCGTCATCTGCCGCAGCTATCCTCGCGAGCTTCTGGATAGCCCTGTAGCACTCCTGCCTAAGCATCGAGGAAGTCTTAGTCTTAGGTTTAGACTTACGCTTTGCTCGCCTATCTGTCGCTCTTGGCATCCCAGTTTCTCTCGTGAAGCAATGCAAACATGGTTTTCTCAGATCGGATCTGGCTAGCTGTATCCATTCTATCGTAGCGCAGCTTGATTAGCGCAATGCTGAACAGCTTAGACATCACAGAGTATGTCCCAGAGACAGCCTTTACATCTTCCGGTGGATCGTACTGTGGCTGATCATTCATACTTCTTCCTCACAGTGTCCGACCTCTAAAATTGTGCCTTTGTATTGGTACA